ACCTTCCGCCGATTTAGGCTGTAGGTTGTTAAGCTCTTCAATGGCGCGGTTGTAGCGTTCCTGCGGTGTAAGCGTTTCTTCAATGAGCTGCTTCAGCCGTTCCTGTTTTTGAATCGCAGGATCAGCAAATCCACCGCCGCCTGTTTTCCCAGACCCTTTGCCGCCAAGTAGCCCGTTGATTTCTTGAAGGCTCACATCGCGCTTCGGCGGTGCAGGCAAAGCAGGACCAAACGGCGTATCTGAAACCTTGCCGCCTTTCACCGCTTCCTGTGCCTTGCTTGCGGGTGAGGATTGTTGTTGCAGACGGTTGGCTTCCTTCACCACATCTTTGCCAAGCAGATTCGGGATGGAATCGACTGCATCGCTTAATCCCTGCTTGATGTCATTAAACAGGGACATGGCTTCCTCTTTGAGTTTGCGGAAGAAGCCCAGAATTGCGTCGATTTTATCGGAGATGAAGGTAACGATCTGCTCGAAGAATCCGCGAATGGATTCATAAATGCTGCTGAATACGGCAACCACCGGCTCAGGCAGGAAGTTAAACCGTTCGGCAATCGCTGCGACACCTTCGGTCACAAAAACTATGGCACTATCGATATAACCGCCAATCGCCTGAGTGATGCGTTGCCACAGGTCGGAGATAAAGGATGAAAGTCCGTTATAGGCTTGCTTCACGCCCTCGACCCAGCCTGCAATCGTCTCACGGATGCGCGTGAGAGTCACATTCCAGATAGCTTGAAGGATGTTGCCGACCGAGGCATTTAGCTCGCCGATCTGCACCACTTCGTCTTTGTAGTTTTGAAACAGCAAGACAAGCCCAGTGATGGCTGCTACCACGATACCGATAGGACTCAGGAGAATACCAAACGCAGCTGCCAGACCACGAACGGCTAACCCTGCCGCCGCAGTCACAGTGCTCATGGTCAGAAACGGCGCAATCGCTGCGCCAAGAGTGCTTCCTACGCGCAGCAAAAGACCGCCAGCCGATGACATCACCGCACCGAGGCGGCTAAAGACACCGCTGACCGTCGCCAGATTCAATCCTACGAGACCAAGTGCCGTATTGAGGGCAAAAGTACCAATCGCTGCCGCGCGCGTCCACAAGGATACATTGCGGGATGATGTGGCTACAGCAGTTGCGCCTGTGACATAAAGATTTGCGGCAGCCTGAGCGCGGGTTAGCCCGCTTGCATGAGCAATGGCTTCCAGCGCACCAAGGCGAAGGTTGGTTGCCAGCAAAAATGCGCCCTTGCTCAGATTGATGAAAATGCTGAGAATTTTGCCAGCCGCAAGCACCGAAAGTGCTGCCGTAATCAGTCCGATATTATCGGCTATCACCTGCAACGCTGCGCCAAGTCCTGCACCTATGGCATCGGCAAAGCCGCTATTAGCAAACACAATCAGCTTATCAGCCAGCGTGGATAACGCAGGTGCAAGCTGCGCACCGATGCGGCGTGTGGCATCCTGCACGTTGTTTTTCAGGACAGTCAGCTTGCTGTCTAGTGTCGTGAAAGCAACCGCAGCTTCCTTATTAAGGGCAGTATTGTCAGAATATGCCTCGTTTGCTTCCTTCACCCGCTGCTTGAACGTATCGAACCGCACCGCAAGCAAAGGCAGCACGGCGTTGATCTCCGTGCCATTCAGCCCAAGGGATTCCAGCACTTTTTCAGCATTGCCGCCTTGCTCAATTACTCCGCGCAGGCCTTCGATGAACTTCATGAATGCGCCAAACGCATCCTTGCCGAAACCTTGAGCAAATTGTTCGCCTGTCTGTCCTGCCAGCTTGCCAAGGATACGCAGCTTCTGACCGCCTTCATCGGTTGCGCTTTTTAGAGTCAGGAAGGTGCGCAGGATGGATGAACGCGCCAATTCAGGCTGCTGGCCAAACTCTTTAAGCGCGGTACCAAGCCCTGCGAGGTTTGCGCTAGAAACATTGAACTGTGCGGTTGCCTTGGCGAGCTCAATCGTCATGCGCGCAATTTCGGCTTCCGTGGCAGATGACGCATTGCCGAGAAACACCAAGGTTGATCCGAGCTTATCGACGGATTGAACGGCTTCACCCGTAATGCTTAAGATGCGCGCCATTGTGACAGCGGCTTCATCGCCCACAAGATCAGTCGCCACCCCCATTTTGGCAATGGTGTCGGTAAATTTCAGGATGTTGTCATTGCCTGTAATGCCAAGCTGACCAGCGGCTTGGGCAATATCGAGCAGCTGGTTACGTGCAACAGGCGTGGATTTGGAAAGCGCAATGATACGCTTGCCAAGCTCTTCCAGCTCCTGTCCTGCCATACCCGTAGTTTTGCCTACGCCAACCAGCCCTGTCTCGAACTCGGCAAAGGAACGGATCGAACGACGAACAAACTCACCGATGCCAAGGCTTGCGATTGCGCCTTGAATGGAGAACAGGCTACGGCGTAAACGGTTGAAGCTACCATCCACTTCCGTGACCATGCCACGGGCGTTGGAGCGCACGCTATCAATGGCGCTATTAACCTGCCTGCTGCCGCTGGTTGCCCCACGGCCATCAATGGTTACGACGAGTCTGGATTCCACGGGGTTTCTTTTCCATTCGCTGCGCCCGTTTCTCGACCGCTTCTACATAGGCATGGTCCATCGCCCGTATGAGGATGGTGAAGCGTTCAATGTCATCCGTTGGAAACAGGCGCAGATAGGTTTCAATTTCAGACAGCGGGATAAAGCCTGTGCCAAATCCCGCTATCCGACTTGGGGACAGGAAGATAAACGCATCCTGTATGTCGAGAAGATCAGGAAAAATCTCTGGTTCTCGCAGCAAGGCAGATGGGGTTTTGCCTTCCTGTTCTTCTATGCGTCTAAGGAACCCGATGTGGGAGCCCCATTCGACGCTCCATCTGACCCACTCGGTGAGTTTTTTTCCGCTTGCCCCAGCGATTCATCACGGAAGAACTGGGCATCACTGGCCAGATCGACCACCAGATCACGGAAATCCTGCAAGCGAGGATCACTCAGCACTTTAAGAGCATTCTCAATAGAATACTCAAGGATTTGCCCTGCAAGATTCAGGTTTTCCCAGTCCAGCAATACGGTTTTGGAAAGGCACTGGTTAAGGATGCGGTTTTCAGTCGCCTCATCCAGCGTGCGTGCGCGAATCTGGCGTTCATACGGCTTGGTGAGCTTGGCGTAGAGCTGCTTGAAATTGGGGTTACGCAGCCGAGCCACTTTAAGGCGCAAACCGCCGCCAAGGTCATCCGTCCAGACACCCTGGTTTTCTTTTTCGACATCGGTTGCGTAAAGTGAGAGCAAGTCAGACATTGGGATACTCCTTGTTGGTTATGAATGGTTATGGGTTAGGGAAACGGTCAATTTGCATGGTGAATCCGTAGGTGGGATGACGCAGCGCTTGGAAAGAAAGCTCTTCGATCACGTCTGCATCGGGTTCGCCCGCCACCAGATTGCCCTCGGTGAATTTGATGCGAGGCATGGTCAGGATGTACGCATTGCCAGCACTGTCGGTCAGGCGAAGTGAAAGTGAGCTTTCCGTGCCGGCCAGATATTTGCTGTAGAGGCTTCCTGCCGTTCCTTCGTAATAGGCATTGAGTTTACCTGTCACCACCGCACGGCCAAGCCCGATGCCGACATTGCCCAGCGTGCCAACCGCTTTCTGCGCGCGCAGGTTATTGTCGATATCCAGATTGAACTCCTGAATCTTACCTGCATAGGCACTGCCAGCTTCCATGATGAAGGCGACGTTGTTCACCGCGTTCAGCACGTTATTGGTGGGTGCAGCCACCGGCCCACCTGTACCGATGGATGTGTTGGAGATCGCAGATCCCTTGCCCATGAGGTTGAAGACAGCCGAGAGGATATCACCCACGGAGAGCTTCCAGCTCATTTTGGAAACGCGCATGCCCGTGAAGTTTTTGTATTTGGTGACATCCGAGAACAGGGTTTCAATCGAAAAACTCTTTTGCGTAGTGCCGTTGCGGATTGTCGTGCCTTTAATGCTTCGCCCAGCGGCTGCCGCTTCGTTCACAAGATTGGTTTCCCCTTTCACCGTGATAGTGCCAGCCGCAACGGTGAGAACCTGAAAGAAGCCGTTATTGTTGGGGTTGGTAAAGCCCGCCGTTTTAAGCCACTGTCCAGCTTTAATACCGGCTGTGATAAAACCATTGGCCGAGTCGGTGAAACTGTCAGGTGCACCAGATACAGCGGCATAAGTGCTGCCTGAGAGGTTTACGGCAGTCGCCCAGTTATCGAACAATGCGCCTTCAAAGAAATCATCAAACGCACCATAGGAAAGCTCGACATTCACATCACCTTCCGGTTCGGCATCGGTCTGAATCAGGTCAGTAATCTGCCGATCAGAGCGAATTTCTTTGGACTGAATAGTTTCAATGCCAAGGTTTAGGGTTTCACCCGTAAAGCGAGCGGCTGTCATAGCGGCTGCGGGAGTTACACCCCAGGTTACTTCCTTGAGGTAAAATAGTTGCGCGCGTGCGGTATCTGCAAAAGGCATAGGGATTCTCCTTTGGGGTTGAGTGAAATGAACAAAGCCAGACCCTCAGAGCGGAATCTGGCCAATGGCACTGAAAATCTGGGTTTAGGAAATGCGGTCGCGGTAGAACGGGACGCTGATATTGACTCGCCAGACATTGTCTTCGATGCCGATATCGTTTCTTCCGCTATAACGGCAGACGATGCCGCTAAAGCCTTGACCACGAAAAATGTCATCAACAGCCTGAGCATAGAGATCAGCCTGTTTGATACCTGTCTTTTGTGGCACGTAAATATCGACGCTGATAACGCCCGCATAGCGGAACAAGCGAGTTTGCCCGATGCCCTTCAGTGCGGCATCGCCATTGAGAATGGATAGCTTCAGATAGCCCGTATCCGGTGCTTTTTCTGCTTTCAGGTTATCGAATACGAGCGGCACTGATGGATAAAGAGCTGCAAACTGGTTTTTGAAGCGTTCCTGTATGGCAATGCGTTGTGCATCATAGGTCATAGCCCAGAGCCTCCGAACTGTGCTTGGATTTCTGAAAGTGTGACGCGCAACATCCCTTGTGGTGCCTGCTTGCTGGAGCCGAATTCAAGTACGCCTATATATGGCAGGTTGTTGGCGATTGAGATTGCGGTGAACGGTTCTGCCCCTTCAATGATGGGTATGCCGTTAGACAACGCATATTGTGTGGCCTGATCTTTGGTGAACTTCTCAATCTCAATCGTGCCAGCAGGTACGTTATTGACTGCCACCAGCCAGTTGCTTCGCGCTCTGCCAGTATCAACGGGAGTACGAATCACCACACGCCTGAGCACTTCCAAAGCGAGCTTGCGGGTGAGCTTTGCATGATCCTGTGGCACCACGATGGTGGAGAAAATCCGCAGGTCACGGTCAAAATCGTTGATATTGGAAGGCATCAGGCGCGCACATGCAGCTCATAGACGACTGCACTGTCCCCCGCGTAATCTGCTTTGACATGTACAATGTCATAGGTTGCCCCGCCGATCAGCAGCTTGTCGCCCTGTTCGGGTGTCACCAGTAACGCAGTGGCGGCAATCGTCACCTTGCGGTCACCGGCCTTAACCAGCCCGCGCGCTATGAAATGTTCGCTGAAATCCTCAATAATGCCCTTGATAGGGTAATCATTTACGGTGCTGGACACTTGTCCTGTAGCCGTATCGTAGCTCTCTACAGTGGGCTTGCGCAGGGTGACGGATGCGCCGTAGGTTTCAATGCTGTCTTTCGCAAAAGACTGAAATTCGTGAGTGAAGCTCATGCGCGAAACAATTCTGCGGTGGGTGAATCTTTGTACAGGCCGTTCAGTAACTGCCTGACGAGTGGATAGGTGCGCTGCGGATTGGCGTTATCGAAATACTCGATTTCCAGTGAGGCAACCTTCTGGCGCTTCACCCCACCACCGCGAGCTAGTGAGGGTGAAAGCGGTGCTTGAGTTGCCTCAAGCGCAAGCTCTGCGGTTGCGTCTTTCACTCGGCGTGGCACGGAATCCGAATCGATGTTTCGGTAATCTTTGTCATAGACAAGGATACGCGGCCAGCCGAGTGCCTGATTGTACACCTTGATATGCCCCAGCCAGTAAAAATTACTGTCCAGAAAGCTCGTGGCATACAGTATGGCAGCTTCCTTTTCGGGATTGGTTTTCTGCTGCCATACTGTGTTGTTGCGCGCCTGAAAATACGCATCCGCCTCGGCCAAAGTAAGATAGGCGTTGGAATTAGCGAGACCAGTACCGTTTTC